ACCATATGCCACGTACACGACGTTTGAGCCAAAATAGCTATAGGTACACAATTCATCCTAGAACGTGGCCTAGAATGGGCGCTAGGCACTGGCAAATCCATACCTTAATCTGAGTCTATCTAAGATAATCACCGCAGCCTCAGTCAGAGGCGTTAGCCCTTCCCACTGTACCAGCCGAGCATCCAGCTCTGGATCACGAAGCCGCATAGTTCGACGAATACCGGACAGTTCTCTCTGATAGCGGGCTATAAGTGGATTACCCTCAGAGTCTAGAACTTCTCGTAGTTCTTCTTGACGTATTGGGCTATCAGTAGTAAAGAACTCACTAATAACAAGTTGTTCTTCTTCACTGAACTGCTCTCTAACTAAGTTCTGAGCATCAAAATAGACCTGCATATAGTCATAGTCAGAACGCTGAATCTTCTCTAAATCAGTATCGTTTTTATGAGCACGCTCAAGTACCTCAGTGCGATAAGGTTCGCTGAGCACATTCTCAAAAGTACGTTGATGCTGGAATAGTTCTCTGAAATTAAGTCTCTGGCCTCCAGCCTCATCAGGAACTAGACCGATCTCAAAGTCGAAGTACCGCTCAAGGACTTCATCTGTAGGATGCCGGATGACAGGGTCTATACCATGAGCTTCCGCAAACTGTACTCGCTGTTCCCAAGTCTGTGGTACACCAGTAGCTTCTTTCTCATTATAGCGAAATAGAGTTGACTGCGACAGTGCCTCGATAAAGCTATGTACCTTAGTATCCTCCTGCCTCATCAAGGTCTCCCACGTACTACGGTTAATATGCTCTGCATGACCTTCAGGCAGTCGCCATAGACGGTTAAGCTCATTCTTGCGTGATTGAGACTGTTGTCGTATAGCCTCTACATCATCATAGAACAGAGTTATCATTCCCATGAGTTGACCAAGCTCAGACTCTCTCAACGGATTAGCCAAACCACGCCAGTTCTTAAACTCCTCAAGATCGTCAACCAGCTCACGACAGGTCGGATCTATTCGTATAGCATCAGAGATACGCATACCTACCCGAGCCATTTCATCTTGCACATCAATAGGCACACCTGTACACTCAGCTATCACTTGCTTAGCTGCCTGAATAGCGGTCTCACGTTCCTGCGGTCTCACTCGAAGCAGTCCTAAAGACAGATTCAACATATTAAACCCGGCTGTAGAAGCCTCACCTGAGTTCCATATAGCCTGCTCATCTTCACTAAGAGGTATGTTCAGCAGACGTTTATTCAGTAAATCTGAGCCGGCAGCTCCAGTCTGAGACACAAACTGAGAGGTCATATAATCTCTAAAACGATTAGGTAATATAACCTCACGTAACGTGATGGCAGCAGCGCTCTGAGGAAAGCGGTTAATAAAAGCCTCCAAAGGCCACTGAGCCAAAGGCGGCAGCAACTCACCCACTTGTGACCGATTAGTCTTGGCCCCAGCAACAGCAAAGAATCCACCAATAAAAATGTTTGGAAAGAATCCATAGCGCTGCATCTGGTCAAAGGTATTAGATAAGTTAGGATACTGATCATAGTACTCAGGAAAATCCTGCAGTATAAGACTACGGAAGCCTCCCATCCATATGGTACCTCGAAGAGGGTTAAACTGCATGGATGTACCAGGCACTCGCAGATACCCGTTATCTGAATAATCTTGATACTTAGCCCACGCAGATACTCCACCTGGACGCTGTACCATGTTACGGGCTATCCAGAAGGGGCGGTGGGCCTCGTAAGTCCAGAAAGGAAACAGCACCTTCATCACCTTGTTGAAGGCAGTATCATTGTTGTAGTTAGGAAAGTCTAAGTTAGCTTGGTCTAAGGTCTTATCCCAAGCAGATTGTTGCTCATCAATCCATCTAATAGGAGCACCTTCCTCATCTCCTATAAGAGGACTAAGAGTTGGATCATCTCTCATACGGGAGATGATGTCATTCGTGAAATTATCTATAGACTCTTCACCTACAGTCTTACCAGAAGCTCCAATCTCACTTGGATACACTGCGCCCTTCTTGGATGAGTATATTTCTACTTCATGCCTTAAGGACCGTAGAGCCATTAGTTTTGGATCAATAAGACTCTGAGCCGGCCCAGACCCAGTCATACGGGCTATCATATCCTGATATAGCTGAGATACATCAGCTCTTCTCCAACCCAAGCGGTCAGGAGTAGCGCCTTTACCCTCAGACATACGTTCTATCTTAGCCCATACCTTGCTGACCCAAGACATCTCTGACCGCATCATGCCCATCTCAGGCATATACAGACCGCGCTGCAAGTCTTGAACAATAGTGCCATACAGTTGGGCTAGATTCTCAATAGTGGGCCTACCTACACCAGTTAAGTCCGCAATCTGCCCGCCTTCCCGTACACCCAGAGTATCACTTAAGCCCAGCGTAGTAGCCAAGGATTCATTGATGCCTTCTCTAGCATCATCCCAAACCTTTTCACGAGCAGCATTCCACTCATCCCACCAAGCGTCTATTGTCTCATGAGAAGAACCTCGTGGAGGACGTCTGAGTTTCAATAAATCTTCCACACGACGTTGCTCAGCTCTAGCTCGAGCGAACACATTCTGATGCTCTACCTGAGCTTCCATCAGTTCACGGAAGCGCTGAGTTTGAACAGCATCAAAACCGAAGTCATCAGCACGCTGCGCCAATACAGAATCGAGCGAGCTTTGTAGGCTAGTTACTCTTACTTGAGCTTCCTCCATAAATGGAGTAATTGTATTATCCCACATATTTACATAGACTTCATCCTTAGCCTGAGGACTACGGAATCGAGAGGCATATTGACGAACCTGCACTATATGAGTGTCCACAACATCAGTGATGAGGTCTGAGATCTCCATCATCTTAAATACACGGTCACGAAACTCATCCACTGTTTGAGGAGGAACAGTTATCATCTCTGTAACCATCAGGTCAAGCTGCTCACGTACCAGCTCAGGCCTGGCTAAAACCTCCCGCTCGATCATATCTTGAGCGCTGACAAAGAATCTATTTAGTTGTGGCAGTAGAGTATTAGCTTCAGCTTCCCGAACAAAAGCTTGCTGTACCCAGGAGCCGACTTCATCATACCGCTTCAGCATATTAACTAAGTCTTTAGCGACTACAGTATCAGGAGTAAAGTCCTGAGACATAGAAGATAAAGTACGGAAGTCTGTGATCGCACGAGCCTGAGCTTCTCTAGTGGCAGCATCCACCATCTCATCAGAGAACCCGGCTAAGTGACCTCTAACCGATGCATCAGCAGTTATCCGTTCTACAGCCTCAAATATTTCTGGCTGAGCCTCACGCAGAAATCTAGTGTAGACTTGGAGATGATAGTTGGCCTGCATATAGCCACCAATCCTACCACCAGTCTCGATAAACAGCTTTTTAGGAGCAGCTCTAACTCGCTCAGCCCAAGTTCCTCGCTCTAAGCGTTGTACTCTACGGAAGGATCGTTGACTCAGACCTTCAGCTCGTATTGGTACTGATCTGAATATATCTCTCATATGCCCCAGCTCAACACCATAAGCTGTTTCCTGGAATATCCAGTCATCTACACGCTGTAAATGTCCTACTTGATTAGCCAACATAGCACGAGAGTCTCCCTTATGAAAGGGGTGAACTTTAGCAAATGCTGACTTAATAAATACCTCAACGATATTCATAACTGAATAGAAGGGGAACAGCAGATACATACGGGCAGTGGCGTAACTGATACGTTCTATAGCTCCAGCTATCAGCAGCTTCTCCATCGCAGTGGAGCCAAAGGTAAGCCACGCCGTTAGAGAAGTAAGAGTAGTCCGAGAAAGCCGCGTTTCGGATTCAACTGTAGCTTTCGTGACATTAAGAATATGTTGTCCTACACGGTTCATAATCTGGGTCACATCATCCGGAGCTAGCATAAACTCTAAGTTCTTAAGTATGGCTTCATTAAGCTCTCGTACAATATCGTCTGCCACTATGCGAGCAGCATCACGATTCATGGTAAGAGCGGACGGCCCCAACATATCAAGAAGAGTGTCAGCTATCTCTGTATCTGTCCAGCCAGGAACATTAAGCAGCGTATCCACATGAGCAAGCAAATCACCCTGATCGATTACAGCATCAGTGAAAGTATCGTTACCCATACGTCTTGCCATAGAATGAACTGCCTGTCTAGTTGTAGGAGGCTGAGCAGCTAAGTGAGCTCCAGCTTCCACAGCTATCCGAGCATCGTTAGGATTATCCAGGAAATCGGCAGTTATAGTACGAAGTATAGTACGAAGCTGTTGCGGTAAAATAGATTTCCACTTAGATACACCAAGAGGCACAGACCGGATAATCGCAGCTCGTATGGTATGAAGGGCGCTTCTAGTGGTCTTACCAATAATGATATTGGCAGTTGTACCACTGACCTTACCTATACCTTGAAAGGTCTTAAGAAAGAACTGATCAGTGGCCTTAATGAATCCTAACTCAGCTCCAGCAAGAGCCTTAACTCCACGAGTAGACCCTATCCAAGGCAGTGCTCTAAGACCTCTGGCATACCAACCAAAGCCGAAATAAGAAATAGGGTCTACCAGAACCTCAGCAATAAACTTCCTAAGCCCATTGGTGTCCCAGTTCTCGAAGCTGTACCCCATAGCCTTCCACCAGTTAAGATTACTGGCACGGGCCTCAGCATAGAGCCGTTCAAAGTCCTGATACTCTTCTTCAGTTTGACCGAATAAATCTAGTGCAGCGCCTCCAATTCCGAGGCCAGGTCGTATTGGAAGAGACACAGAGCCTATTTTTATTGATTGAGGTACATGACCAGCAACCCATCGACTGATACCTGCCAGCGGTTGAGCTGTGTTTTCTCTCAGCCAACTAAACGGCAACAGCAATAGCAGTGCCGGACGCTCTACCCATAACTCCCAGGTTTTCTGATCCTGAATGACCTGAGCCAGCTCCTCGATAGACATAGCATTAAACGCGCTTTTACGTACATCAGTAAGAGCTTTAATCTCAGCCTGACTATCCTCCCATGCACGGAGGTCGGCATCCAGCTGAAGATCAATCTCAGCATCTGTCATAGACGCAGCAGCAGCCATTGCCCGAACATCCTCATCTGTCATTCCAGGAGGAGGCGCACCTATCGCTGCTTGTCTAGCAAATTGAAGTATATCTCCTCCTGATACCATAATTCCATAAGTACTAATACTACCACGAGAAGTCATTGATCTGACCACACGACGACGCTGCTCTGGGGTGATGTCTGTGGGGAGATCATCGGTCAATGCTCGCTGCGAGTCAAGTAATACCCTCCCAACAAATAGAGTGTCGGCTTGACTTAGTGCTGTAGGTGGAGGGTTACTAGCTAGTATATCAGCAACTGTAGTATACCGTCCAGTCTCTACAAAGAAAGGCACACTAATAAGCAATGATTCCTTCCAGTTGATAATATCAGCCTGTCCAGTCACATTTTCAATATCTTGCTGTATAGTGCGAAGCTCTTGAGCTTGCTGTAGACTGCCTTCTGTAAACCCAACAGAGGGAGGCTCGAATCCTACTTCCTCAGCAGTGATACGCTGACCTGGAGGACTTGCCCGGCCTAGAGCTGCTGACTCACCAAACTTAAGAAAGAACAGTCTTAAACTGTCCACGATTCCAGGTGTGTCACTTAGCCTTGGAGTTGGAGCAGGCGATATTACTGCGCCGCCAGCAGGAACTTCTCCTAACCGCAAGCGAAGAGCAGCGAATAGATCGGCTCGTTGAGTTGTTAATCCTCTTACCTGCTCAAATTGGCCTGGGAAGCGCTCAGGCTGTTCAAAGAACTCTCTGCGTGCAGTGCCTGCAGTCTTAGCTTGTACTAGAGCTCGTTGTTCTTGAGGAGTAACCATTATCGACCCTCCGATAAGGCTAATAGCTCTGGAGGCAGGGTAGATGTCTGACCATTCGCAGGAGTGGGCTGTTCCTGTGGGCCTATCTGAGATTCAAGGAAAGCCGCTGCCCGTTCCAGCATCACTGCAAACTGCTCATCATTGTTTTGGCGAGCTTCACGAGCTGCCATCTGCATTTCATTAACTGACAGCACTGTTTTAAATATGGGGTTCCTGGCAGCATCCTCAGCGAGAATTCTACCCTTCTCAAGGAGTATATCTTGAATCTCAGGGAACATAAATCGCATGATTGTGGCTTCACTGATACGGAAATCTGGATTCATGGTACGAGCAGCCGTGGCCCGCTGCATGAAGTCACCAGGTATCTCAATTTCATAGTTGAAGTCAATAGGCAGCCGGTCAGGTAAGCTGGGAAATGGCGTGGTTCCCAGGTCCATACCGAACTTTCTCATGTGGTGGATATTGAGAGTAGCCATCTTACCTAGTAAACTCTTTATGGCAGTATGGAAGGGGTCTAGCACCTGCTGAGAGGCAGCAGTTACCTGACTCATCATGAAGCCTGAGACAGCCCCTACGTTACTGCCAAAGCTAGTATCACTGAACAGCGCACGTTGCTGCATCCCACGAAGGTCGAAGTTATGACCTCTCATCTCAGCAGGCAAAGGAGGCGTAGGTATGGGAAGGATGTCCTCACCTGGCTCAATACTGAATGTGGCACCACGCCCAAATAATCGGTCTGGGTCGAGTACCGTACCACTACGAGTCTTCTCAACCCACCGAGGGTTAGCAGTGTCACGCAGCAGTTGTTGCATATAGGTCAGCATACGGTTATAGTTATTGGATATATCTATGACGGAAGCCACCAGCGATGCACCAATCTCAGACTTCCACTGCTGGGTAATCACTCCATCATCGGGGAGTCCAGCAGCTGGTGCCACATGAACAGGTATGACATCAAATGGAGTGATAAACTCAGGCCGGGTATGAACACTCCCCATAGAGGAAGTAAACATAACTCCATCACCTGTCATCTGCCAAATCAGGTTTACGCCTACATTACCTGTCCAAGGACGGTTAGGTCTGTTCCATCCTTCTACCCGTACCATCTCATTTGCCTGAGGACCGCTTATGGTGAAGCGGCGGGCTACCTTAACCAGATCACCATTATGGTCATACTCAGGAAATACTCCTGCAGGATTCCAAGCTTGAAGTACCCAGCCCTGACGGGAAGGGAAGCTAAACGTAGCATACCAGCCAGTAGCCAGCATCAAACCCAGTGTCCTGTCCAGGTAGGAACTGAACAATGTACCTGAGCCTCTACGTTCTACCTTAGACAACTCTTGATTACAGAAGCTCTCTATTGGCCCAACATTCTGTCTGTGGTCATCTGTAAAGCCTTCAGTGTCCACAGCGAAGATATGAGCCTTGGGTCTAAGTAGCCAACGAGCCATGTTGAAACCAGTACGAGGATCTGAACTAATTACAGATTCCATGTTCTTCTGTCGTAAGTCATTGACGAGCCGAATCAGATCATAGCCTTCTCTGATAGCCCGGTCTCTGCCAGACCATGAGTTTGCCAGTCGATTAGCCTCAGCTGCTACATCTGTTGCGTTCTTAAAGTGTTGTGGCATGTTATCTGTCCCAGGAAGTAAAGCCTGATCCTCCCTTGAATCCTCTATTAGGATTGAGTATCGCTCCAGTGACTCCAATAATAGCTAGACAGGCAGCATCATGGTCATCATCAAGAGTGGTAGGTACTGCTCTCATATGACCCAGGCGATCTGCCTCCTCACGGAAGCCTCGTATTTGACTCATCAATTCAGCATCCCGTATCTCCAGATGAGGTAGCTGAGCTTTGAACTGCTGCATCATGAAAGGCTTAGTTGATGGACTGGTATACCAGCCTATGACTGAGCTCTTCTTACCTGATACAATATCCTCACGCCAGTAGAGGTTCGGATAGTTACGGAGTAGAGCTACAAGCCCCACACCATGCGAGTTAGCCTCCAGCACAATGAAGGCCATGTTGTAATACTCAGCCAGCTCTCTAACTATAGGAGCGAATGTAATTGGCTCAATCCAGTCAGATATCTTGCATACATGCTGGGGTCCTCTGTAGGGCTCATCCTCTACCGGAGGCGGCCACACTCTCCATACTGAAGCTACAGACTTGGTAGTCTTACCTTGCCCTGGGTCAACACCCATGACGTATCGACCTTTGTCTTCTCTATCAAACCACATACGAGCAGACTGAGGTCCTGTATGAGGAGCTGGGTAACACTCCCTCGACATGGGGATGGTCAGGTCTGGAGGATAGAAAGGCCGCCCGGTGACCAGAAAACAGCTGTCTAAGCTCTCCATATGTTCCTGAAAGAACATTTCACCTGACTCACGTATCTTATATCTACGCCAGCGGACTTGATCTTCAGACAGACCGTGGGCTAGTATAAGCTCCTCTTCCTCTTCTGAGTAATCAGTTATGCGTCGATCCTCATCCGGCATAGCTAATGGAGTATTGACAGGAAGCCAGTTGTCTGGATTGTCCCACCAGAATACAGTCTGCATCTTGAATACACTATCACCAGCAATTACTCGCTGTACTTCCTCATAGAGGATAGCGTCCTGACCATTGGGCGTGGACTCAATGACTACCCAACCATCTGGAGGTACTCGCTGCAGTGCAGGTATGATTATACGTTCCCTGGCCTCTGGTACGTAGAATCCGGCCTCACTGAATAGAAGGTTGTGAATAGGCTCGCCACGACCAGCCACCTGTGACCTAGCTGTGCTGATGTAGATAACACTGTTAATGTCTGGGAACCGCTTCTCATAAGCAGAGCGGTGATCCATCTCCGGCTTCAATGACGGATGAATAGAGTCATAGAATACCTGGACTCTATGTAGCAGACGCTGCGTAGTAAACTCGTCGTGAGCCATAATAACTGTGGTGGTATTTGGGTGAGTGATAGTACGCTTGAGCATCACACTACTGACAATAGAAGTAGAACCACACTGTGAGTCCTTAACCCATACGTCTCTGTTACTGTGGTTGTCTATCAGCCGCTGCTGTACAGGATAAGGAATGAACGGCACATCCTGACGCTGCTTGTTAGGAATCTTCATAAACGCTTTTACATAACGAAGCTCATCCGGATCATGGATGAGATCCTTAAGTACCTGTTCAGCTTCAACGCTGGTTGACACTGAAGATTCCTTCTTGCTCTGAGCACCAGTCAACAGCCTTTGTAACTGTAGGTACAGACACACCAAACATTCTAGCTACCCTAGTATATGATCTGCCTTTACGCCAGGCAGCATCATATTGACGATAACGCTCATGCAGCTGTTCCTTGGAGGTAGATGGTTCTCCTTCTAGCATAGCCTTCTCAAAAGCTAGCGCTGCGGCTGGGTCATCAGCCCGACACATAGGAAAAGGACAATCTAAGCTAGCCACACACAGACCACCACAGCCTGTGTCAGGATGCTCGTTTGCTGGCGGGAAGCTAATAGGCTTATACCCCCTGCTCTTAGAAACGAGGCCGTGTCCTAGTACGGTGCCGCTCGCCTCTAATACCCCATCGAACGGTGTGAGCCTTAGCGGCATTTCGTCGGGCTGCGGCCTGGATTGAGGGGACTCGTCTTGATCCTGCACTATATGTCCTCCTCCCCGCTGCTGAGGGTAGCTTGAGCCTGGATAGCTTTAGCGAGGGAAGCCTTGTTTTGGCCATCTGGACCTTCCTGAGCGACCGCTAATATAAACTGAGTAAAGTTAAATGTGTCCCCACCGGATGTAGGATCGACTAGCTTCTCAATAGCTTCTAACTGACCAGGATTATAATGAGCCCGGGCCCGCTCCATGTATCGTTGCTCTTCCTTAGTAAGAGGTACGGGCAGCTTCTTACCACCTACATCCACAGTGACCAGACCCATCGCCTTTCGCAATATACTGTAATCTATCTTTAATACCATGTAATAGTTGCGGACAAAGAGAGTGTGCATAATCTCACGACGGAGAGTAATGCGGTTAGGCCCAATAGCCTGCTCCTCTAGCTTTAAGAAGTCAGCATCCTCACGACGCCAGCGACGTAAGCTGCCCTCATGGAGTGAGACTCCACTACCATCCTTGGTCATCTCACAGGCTTCACGGATACTGAACCCGGTGTACCTGAGTGATAGGTACTCAGCCTTACGTTCACCGGCAATGTCCATAGCCATATAAGGCAATAGGCTACGAGCAGCTTCTTGAACTTCGCTGGTGGGGTCTTCTGTGATGGTCATATAATGTCTCAAGTCAATCATACCATATGTGGGTACCTGTTGTCAACTGTTTATTGACATGGATTTGAATCTGTGGTATAATGAGTGCAACATATAACCTAACGATATAACTACGTATAGTAGTGGTATTACACACACAGAAGGAGTAACCTGATGCCGGGAACAATGATGACTTGGTGGAAATGGTGTAGAAGAACTCTGACTTGTCGGGAGTGCTTGGATGATATAACTCCAGGCGAGATGATGGTACAGGGGAGTTATAGATCAGAGAACGGGTTCTATATAAGAAGTTACTGGCATGCTGATTGCCATATCAAACAAGCTAAGGATTACTTATCTGCTCATCCATTCGAGCCTATGCACGCTGGCCCTGGTAGACCGAGAATGGAGTTAAGTGATGAAGACCGTACTCGTCGCAAAACACTTCAGACCCAGTATGTCAGGATAAAAAACCGAATGAAAGAAATCAATACTGGCGGTCTGTACTCCATTGAAGGAGCTCAATCTGCTACCCGTATGCTCTGGCCTAAGCTTCTAAGAATAGCAGACGAGATGGAAGAACTTGGAGGAGTACCCTCTCGTTGGTTACGGGATAATCCTGTCCTTGACCCACGCTACCGGCCTGATGATCTTCCTAAGACTGTAGTTAGTAGTAACCACGTATCTACACTATAGTTATATCGAATGGATTAACGTTACACTCAAGTACTTTTAGTGAAAAAGAAAAATCACGCTGGAGAGACTAATATATACCTCTCATTGAAAAGGTCTGCCCTGGGGTAGGTTGTGCCTTTTATCACGAGCTGGTAGGACAGACGTTCGCTAGAACATAAGACCTATAGAACAAATGTGCCACGACTCGACACGAACAACAGTTCTATAGAACATATGTGCTCCAGCTGGGTCGTGCAGGTGCCTGTAGTTGCAACGATCCGTAATTGCGGCGGTCGCTATTCCATCTCATTCGCATTTGGAAACTAGAACATATGATCCTTGACACCTGGGCCAGATGGGTATAGAATGGTGGTGATGGATAAATCTATATAGGGAGCGATACATGAACCCAGACACCATCACCATAGTTGGGGAAGACCTAGCATTGATTCAGTCCATAGTGGAGACATGGCTGGGCAAGTACGACCCAGATATGATCGCACTCAGCGCCCACAACCATGTTCTCGAATTGGTAGGATTGCCACCAGAAACCATCGCTGACGAGTCCTAGATGGACGAAATGGGACTAGCAATCCCATACGATGGAGGTATATGGTAACCTGTAAATCTACATACGGGTTGTGAGACGCACCTTAACAACACCCATCGGGTGATAATATGACCACGCAGACAAAGTCCGTTGAGGATCAAGTCAAGGAATTGATGGCGCAAATGGGCAAGGCGTCTGCCGACGGCGATATGGATAAGGTCCTGGCAATCTCTACGGAGATACGCAAGGTCAAGTCCGCCGTCAATGACGCTGAAACCACCGCCCAGACCAAGGAACGGGACGAGGTCAAGGCAGCCCTCACGAAGGGTCTCAATGCCCTGAACCTGGCCGATATGTTGAAGGGTCTGACCATCAAGGGCACGATACGGCGCACTGACACAGGCCTGGACGATGGACGTATGGTAGTCGAGGCACCTAACCTTGATGCTATCTGGCCTGTCGTGGATGTAGCAGGTGCAGGCAAGGTGTCCAGCGTCAAACGCATCGAGTTCACCATTGCCAATGGCAAGGCGGAAGTGACCATCGGTACCGCTAAGGGTTCAGGTGGTGGCAGTGGAGGCCAAAGCGGTAAGGGCTGGGTGAAGGACGGCGAGGTAGTCGCCCTGCAAAAGGCCTTCGATACTGTGGCAACCACCGAGGAAAAGGCCAATGTGGAGTCCTTCAAGGGCGATGGGTCGAAACAGTACACCGAAAAGACCAAGGTCGTGAAGGCCAACGGGTACACCCTCAATCAAGGGTAAACCAGAGAATTACCCCTCATGCAGCGTCTCGCATGAGGGGTTTTTCTTATCTACTCGACGAGCGAAGTACGAGCAAGTAAGAGCACACATACGATTGAGGCAATACCAATAGATACAAACGTATGTCATCTGTGGGTTGACAATTTCAACCGCAAGGTGTATACTAGAGGTACTATTAATGGAGGTTCGATATGGAAACACCTTTGGAGACCCGCCATACCTATCACTGCATGTTTTGTGGCAGTGAGTTAGTCTTACGCACTAACGCCGCACTATCATGTCTTGAGTGCCCATCATGCCCTCACATGGAGTTTACTGTAGACTATTGCCCATGCAACTTGAAGGACTGTACTGCACTGGTCTTGACCACAACGGATAACTGGTACGATGAGGATTGGGCTACACTCACACCTGTAACTGATGCGACAGGATATGTTGCTTAACAAGATACTATGAATAGAGGCAGCCCAATGCACACAAGACTATGTCTGAGCTGCGTACAGTTTGGTCTAAGCACTCACAATATGCAGGCTGGTGACATCATTGAGATTGTGGCTGGACGGGCTGAGTGTGAAGTATGCGATATGTTCTATAAGGATGATGCTATAAGTACCGCTGACTTGGCACGGGTTATAGCAGAGAATCTAGATAGGCCAAGGGGGTAGCCATGATACCTGCCTGTCCAGATCACCCAAAGGCTAAGGTAATGGTGGCACGTAAGCCAGCTACTACTGAAGGCGTATATGTCTGCGTAGTATGCGGTAAGCATTTGGGTAGTGCAGGATTAGTATCACCACCTAAGCCAGAGCAATTTGATATTGAGAGATAATGATGCAAGACAACGTGATAGTGGCACCACAGGCAGGGCTTCACCCGTTCAGGTTGAGGTTCCCTTACGGCAGGTTCAGTGACCCATGCTGGAGATGCGGGCACGGCATTGATGCGTCAGTGCATAAGGTAGACCCGCTCAGCATGAGGATAACACGGGTGGTAACAGATTAGACATATCTGGAGGTAGCTATGATTAAGGTGGACTTGATTGAGCATACATTACCACGCACTGCGTTGGGGCAGTACAGGATGATTGCCTTACCCAACAAGAATGACACTATAAACTTCGCACGAGATGGGTATGTCTGGAAGGGTAGGGTGTTTGCTGTTGAGCACTTCCTGCATCTGGAGCTAGACCCCAGTGTGACAGTGATAGTCAGTCATGTGGGGAAGGTGTCACGATGACCTATCCAACACCCGAGGAACAGCAGTTCTTGGACGACATCAAGATATCACAGCTAACTGTATGTGACTTGTGTATCAACGAGGCATATGACCAAGGCTTCGAGGGGTATCTTGCACAGGCTCACTGCATGGTAGAGTTCGGGCTTGACATGGCAGACCATCTGTGTGATGAGGTTGAGACCGACGGTGAGATCAAGTGTCAGTGTGGGTGTCGGACACGGGTTACTACGTCTTGGAATTAAGGAGACTACTATGAGAGAACCAGCATGGAAGCATCCCACTGTGGATGCAGTACTCACATCAGTCACAGGTAGTGACCGTCAGGCTACTATAAGATCTGGTACCTGTGTTACTTGTGAATGTAAAGAGGTACAGTTCAGAGACGCACTGTCTGAGAGAGAGTACACTATATCAGGCATGTGCCAGGAATGTCAAGACAAGGTATGGGGTGAGCTGGAGGAGCAGGAGGACCGTGGTCTGAATATCTAAGTAATCCACCCACTCCCTTGAAGGCAGAAACTCCACGACCTCTGGAGATAGTGAAAAAATGACACCGCCTAGGGGGAGCCAACAACTGGAGGTAAGTGATGAAGACATATCCTGAGTCTCATCAGCAGGGTACTATACTCATAGAGAATGTCGCCATTGTTACCAGGTCTGTAGAGGAGAGTCCTCTCCAGACTGGGTATCACTTGAGCGGAGACATAGGCATACAGATAGCCAAGGACGGACGTATCTGGGTGTGCATTGACGGCATAGCATTTATCCGATTCAGTCCGCACCCTGATGGCAAGATGGAGAGGACAACATGAGTCTAGGTAAGTGTGTGATAGACGGAGCTGATGCAGTAGCAGTGTATCCTCTACTGCCTGGTAGTCCTGCGTTCTGTAGTACTCACTACAATCAGCATGATG